GGATAAAAAGAAATAACAGCGACAGAATCGCTTTTATATATACCCTTGATTTTTGTCAGGGGTTTTTTAATGCAATAAATTTAACCCGGGAGGTTAAAAATGTCAGACGAGTTAGATACTCAATTAAAAGATGAATTAGCTGCAAAGGCAGCAGAAAAAGACACACAGAAAGCAGATACTGGAAAAGAAGCAGGTCAGGAACCTGTACCGGGAATAAAACCCGAAGAGGGAAAAGAAGAACCAAAAGCCCAGGAGGCTAAAACATTTGACGAAGATTACGTCAAGGGATTAAGACGTGAAAATGCAAAGTATAGAAGGCAACTGCGGGATACCGAGTCTTCAATACCGAACATAGTTCAAAGTGAAGTTTCTAGACTGCTTTATGGACAAGGTCAAGAGCAGGGAAGTCCTCAGGCAGGACAACCAACACAACCAGCACAATCAGGGGAGTTTTATGATCCAAGAGTAGACGATATCTTACTCAGTAATAAACTCAGTGAAATTAAGGCTGACCCTTATTTCAGTGAACTATTCAGCGAGACTGATGACGAAGGCAGGACCTTCGAAGAAAAACTACTTGAGGAAGCTGTAGCCAAGTCATGGCCAATTGCAGAGCTTGATGCTCTTGCATTTAAAATGGAGAAGGAAAAACTTCTTGGTAAAGTTCGACAGAAAGCAGTTGACGAAACTTATAAAAACTTGTCCGCTAAGGCTGCTTCTTCAGGAGAGAAAAACGTTTCTTCAGGTAAGAACATTGAAGAAGGCGAAGTTGAAACTATTGATGACGCGATCGATAAAGCTAAAAAGGAACACGGAGTTACAAATTTATCCGAACTCAGGTAGTTCGTGCTCAGGCAGCAAAGATAAAATCCTCCGATAGCGAAAATAATGAAAAAACCAATAAATTAATAGGAGGATTATTATGGGACTTACATATGACAACATACTTGCTTCTACCCTCAAGCATTATGAGAAAAAACTGTATGACAATATCTTTCAAGCATATCCACTACTCGAAAGAATGTTGTATAAGAATCAAGTCAAGGAGTTTGAGGGTGGGGAGAAAATCTTCGTAGATATTGAATACGGAGAAAATTCTAATGTTGGGTGGATAAAAAAGAGTGGAACTATACCTACAGAGGATGACGAGATAATCACTGCTGTAGAAGACGAATGGAGAATACTTGCAGGAACTGTAAAATTCAATGACTTTGATAATGTGCGTAACAGGGGAGAAGCTAGGCTCGTAGACCTTATAAAGACTAAGATTAAGAACTTAGATAAGACAATGAGAAAGACTCTGGCAACCAATCTTCATACAGCACAAGCAGGAGATGCAATGAATGGGTTACCTGATATTGTTTCGACTTCTACTACATTGCACGGTGTAGCAGTTTCAGATTGTTCAGCATGGGCTTCAGCTTATGCAGATAATACTTCCGAACCACTGGCAGTAATTGATATGGCTACAGCATACAACACTGTATCTGATGGGGCTGACCATGTTGATTTGGTCGATTCATCTCAGACTCTTTATGAGAAGTATGAATCAATGGTTGCACCTCAGTTGAGGTTCAGTGACAGTAGAACAGCAGATGCTGGATTTAGTGAGAATCTAAAGTACAAGGGAGCAGTACTGGTACTTGATAAGCTCTGCACATCTGACAGGATGTATTTCTTAAATACTGATTATCTATATCTTGCCTTTATCAAAGATAGGAAGTTCCATGTATTTCCGTCAGTTCAGGCATCCAATCAGATTTACGAAGTTTCAAAAGTAGTATGTTACTGCAATCTGATGACTTCTAACAGGAGATATCAGGGTATGCTTGACGGAAGAACAGCATAATATTAATAAAACTTTGAGGGGATAGGCAGATATGCCTGTCTCCTCTTATTTAGGAGGTTAAAAATGGCAGAATATGGAATAAAGCAATTTTTTGAGGATAAGGTAACTGATACATCGACTACACAGAAAAACGGGCTTGGAGTTATACGTTTTGAAGGAGCTAAAGAGTATAGGTATGTACAGGTTGTTGATAAGGCTCTAACCAAAGGTGACTCTGTATGTCCCGCTTCAACAGCTGAAGGAATAGTTACCGCTGACCGTGCAAGTGGAAGTCAGTTAGCATTTCAGGTAAGAGGTGTAGCAATAGGGGCTATCGCTTCTGGTTCTTATGGCTGGATACAGATTAAAGGTAATTGTGAAGTACAATGCGATGGTGGAGTATCAGCTGGTGAAGGACTTATTCCGCATGCTACAGCAGATGGTCATGCTGACAGCGTTGTTGCAGCTAGTGACGCGGCAAATACTGAATATCAGGTATTTGGATTTGCACTGACAGATGATGCAAGCACAAATGATGGCGATACAGGTACAGCATATATAAATTGTCCGTAAAAGTAAGGATTTAACTTGATAGATATTTGTACAGTTACATATAACAATCTTAATGTCTTGCGTATATTTGTTGACCACCTGTTTGCTAATACTAAGGATTTTAAACTCTACGTATCTGATTCAGGTTCAACAGATAAAACGCCGGAGTATCTATCGAAGTTAAAAGAGAAATATCCTGATACGGTTACATTCAGGCATACTAAAGAAAATCACGGATGGACAAAAGGAATTAATTGGGGGATTACTTCTGGTAGTTCCCCATATATTCTGATTGCAAACTACGACATTATCTTGCCTGAAGGTTGGTTTGAGAAAATGTCCGCACATCTTAAGGACGATGTGGGAATAGTGGGCCCTATATCCGATGTTGTCGCAGGTAGGCAACAGATAGTCTATTCTTATGGTCAGTATGAAGATGAGGTAGACTTGCTAATCGGATTCTGTATGCTTACCAAAAGGGAAGTGTTGGATAAAGTCGGATTACTTGATGAGCATTACTTCTGGGGAAATGATGACTCTGACTACTCTATCCGTATGAGGAAAGCAGGATACAAGCTGGTAATTGCAAGGGACACGTTTGTAAAACACTTTTGCTACAGTAGTATGAGTCAGATAGAGACCCAGAAACCTGAACTCTTTAAAAACAGTAAGGACTATACCATCAAAAAGCATGGGCAGGAAGAATACACTAAGACATGGAAAGTAAAACCGTCAGTCGTTGTGGGCATACCTTTCTATGGGGACAATGATAACGAGTTTACAAGTTCCCTTCTATCCATGAAACAGCCCGGGGGGGCAGGAGCGGTGGTATTTGCAAAGACAGTTCGTACCCTTATTGCACCTGCAAGAAACTTACTTACTAAAGCAGCACTTGATATGAGGTCAGAGTTTTTGCTTTTTATCGATAGCGATATGGTTTTCGGGGGTGAGTCTCTGATGAGGCTTCTCATGAGAGCATGTGACCACAATATCTCTATCATTGGAGGACTGGCGTATAAACGCAGAGCACCCTTTGAACCAGCTATAATGCGTAGAATTGGCAAGAAGTGGAAATACTGCACAGTAACCGACCCACCGGGAGTGTATGAAATTGATGGGATAGGAATGGCATTTACTCTTATCAGGACTTCAGTATTTAAAGATTTAAAGAAGCCTTACTTTTATCCAGACAAGAAAGGACTCAGGGAAGATTTAAATTTTTGCCTTGACGCTAAAAAGGCAGGACACAGGATTTTTGTTGATACTACAGTTCAGGTAGGACATTTAGGTGAGAGAATAGTAGTTGATAATTATTTTATAAAAAATCAATTAAAACAGGAGGAATAAGATGGCTGCAAATGGAACATATACAATTACAAAAACAACAGTTTGGGGAGACCTTCGGGTTGTTATGGGAACATACACAAACGCAGGTTCAAGTACTGGCGGAGCAATTGTAACAGGACTGAATGAAGTATTTTACTTCAACTCAAGTTGTGGAACATCACAAGCCGCAACTGTAAATTTAGTTACAATTTCAGGTGGCACAGTAACCATGACTTGTGTTGACAACGAAGATGGCAAATGGATAGCAATAGGAGTGTGAGTATAAAATGAATGCACAAGGAAAATCAACCGTTATAAGCGCTTCTGATGAGATATCGGCAAAAGCTGCAAGAATTTTAGGAGTGTCAATTGCAGCTGGAACTGACAGCGCTTCTATAAAACTTTTAGACGGTGGAGCATCGGGAACACAGAAAACAGTAACATTGTCGGTTGAATCAGGTTCAAGTGAGCATTGGATATTCCCAAATGGTATCCAGTGTGCAACCAGTATTTATGCAACTGTAACAGGTACAACTCCAGAGGTTGCAGTAGAATTTGAAGATTAAGGATTAACTTATGGCTTATGACACTTACGTAAATATTAAATCGTCCGTACTTGAAAAGATTGGCATAACTGATACCGATGTAGAGACTGTAGTAAAGCAGGCTTTAAATGACGTCTTGGAGGAGATATGTCAGGCGCATAATTTCTCCTGGCTATATGGTAATTCTTCCTTTATAACAATTAAACCATATACGACTGGTACGGTTAGCGTTGTGGAAGGCTCTGAAACTGTAACAGGCACTGGCACGGAATGGGTAGCAGGAATGGTTGGAAGAAAATTTTACTGTGGAAATGCAACCTATGAAATATCTGCTTTTGACGACGAGACAGAAAAACTAACACTTTCAACTGCTTACGCTGGAGATACTGACACTGCGGCAAATTATAAGATTTACCAGGACGAATATAGTCTTGCTTCCGATGTTGAGGATATCCTTGCAGTAAGACAGGAAAATTATCCGCAAAAGTTGGCAAAAAAAGGAATTGAAGAAATGGATCGGTATTATCCAAAACGTAATTCCTTCGGCTATCCTTCCATTTATTCAATAGTAGGCTACGACTCAACAGATTATATCAAGATTGCCGTCCATCCAATCCCAAATCAGGCAAGAAATATTTACTACCGTTACAAGAAAAGGGTAACAGAAATGTCTGCTGATGAAAGTACTCCCATAGTTCCACTTCGTTACAGGTGGGTACTTGCTAAAGGTGCGCTTTATATAACAGCAAAACATTTAGAGATGGGTGGTGCTGCTCAAGACTTTGAACGTGAATATAGACAGGGGATAGCGCAACTTATAAAAGCAGATGAAAAGAGAGATGAAAGAATAGTCAAAGGTTCAGGGGAGGATACGGAGACTGGTAACTTTATCGGCTCTAATTATCCACTATCACCGCTGTAATTACTCTAATAACTTATAAAATAAGGATGTGATTTTATGGCATTTCCAACTTCAATAGAGGCTTCTACTTATTTTGGTGAAGCTTACAATAATCTTTCTACGACTCTTTCACAAAAAGCGGGTATCTCTGATACCACGGTTTATGTGGCTTCAACTAACAATTGGCCATCTATCGGCTGGATTACGATGGAAGATGAGATACGTTCATATACAGGCAAGACTACAGGTTCATTTACAGGTTGTACTCCTGGTTCTGATAATACCACTGCCGCAGAGCACGCCGCTGGTAAGACAGTATCCTTGACTTTTCCAGCTATTATGTGGACAAGGATAGTAGCAGAACTTAGAGCCACTCAAACAGCATTGGGTGCAAGTCTTGCAAATATAGCTACTCTGACAAATACAGTAACACTGACAAATAAAACCTTAACAACTCCAACTTTAACTAAACCTGTCATTAACGGTACAAATCCTACAGGAGCAACTTATACACCTGCTACGGGAGCGCAAACTGTTGCTTTGGATTGTGCGACTAATAATATGCATATAGTTACAGGGCACGCTGACGGAACAGCAATTACCTTTACGGTTGCAAATGCGACCAACAGTCAACCTTTTATTGTTTCTATCTTGCAGGGTGCGGTTGTTTCTACTATTACAGCGTGGTTTGCAACTGTAAGATGGGCTGATGGTTCAACACCAACACTAACAGCTACGGTAGGCAAGCGTGATACTTTTGGCTTTATAAGAACTGGAGCAAATACCTATGATGGATTTATAGTTGGACAAAATTTATAGGAGATAAATATGATACCATATAATCTACCGCAAAGAGCAAACATAAAGGGTTTCTGGAAGTTAGATGAAACATCTGGCACAAGATATGATGAAACCACCAATGATAATGATTTAACTGATAATGCTACAGTTTTATATGCAGCTGGTAAAATAGGAAATGCTGCTGATTTTGAATTAGCTACCAGTGAATATTTATCTATTACCGATGCTGCTCAAACTGGTTTAGATATTACTGGTGAAATTACAATATGTGCTTGGGTA